TAAGTTCTTCAGTTAAAAAATTTGGGTTTTCTCTATACAACGCAAAAATAAATTCAAAATCTTGGGATCTAACATCTATTCCAATGTCATCAAAAATTTGTTTTATTACTCTTTGATTTGTATGTGAAAACAAATCCCTACTATCTATACCTTCATCCATTCTTCTAAGAATGAATTTTAAATTTTTTTGTGGTAATTTTTCTAATTTACTCATGATAATAAATATTAATCACCAAGAAGTTTAGATAACTGATCATCAATATCACCAAAAGATTGTGAACCTTTTGTAAAATCCCAAATCTCCTCTTCTTTAGATTCTGTAAGTATTTTTAAATTTTTGTTTACAAAGTTTTCAGGAATTGGTGGTTCGCCTCCTCCTCCTTCTGGTGCCGGTGGTGGCGGTGGAGGAGCTCCTCCTCCTGCCGGTGGTGCTCCAAGATCTCCTAATCCACCACCTCCTGATTCTGCTGGAGGAGCTTCTGTTGATCCTGTTACTGTCCCATATAATTTATCAACTTGGTCAAATAATCCTGTGTGTGTGATAATAGTTGCCGTATTATCAAGTTCTGCTGATACGGCTCTTTCCATTCTAATTTGTTGAACGTCAAGTTTAATTTCTTCATCACTAAATCCAAATATGTGTTTTTTCGCCCATGTTGCTGATGTTGCTTGGATTGATTTAGGTATTTCAGCAACTAAATCTTTATACAATAAAACTTTTTCTTTCCAAACGTCAATCATTAAAAGATCAGCTTGTTTAGATGGGTTTGTTAATTGTAAGGTAAAGTTTTCTAATTCATCTTCAAACCCCATCAAAAACAAATGTATAATTGCAATCTTATTTAATTCGGCAATTACTGATTTTTGAATTTTGTTAATTGTTCTTGCAAATCTAATATCAAGTAGGGAAAGATTCTTTCCGTCACCAACAACTTCCTCAAAACCAAGATAAGCTTTTGGTATTCTTAAGGCTGTTACTAATTTCTTTTGGATATACTCAATATCTGCAATTTCAGATAAGTTTGTACCACCAGGAAGTGTTGTAATTGGGTCAGGAGCCGCAGTATCTCTAACAGGAACAAAATAATCTTGGTCTACCGCCATTTGATTAAACCTTAAATCTACGTTTCCTGTTTTATGATCTACAACCTGATCTCTTTTAAATTTGTTTGCAACTCTTTGTACGTATGCCTCAACATCTTTATCGTCCATGTTACCAACAAATACTTTAAATATTCTTCTTTCAGGTGCTCTTGATGTTCTATAGATTAACATTGCATCTTCGGCCAAAACTAATTGTTTCCAAATACGTCTTGCCTTTTCTAACATTGATGTACCATAAGGTAGTTTTCTATCATCACCTAAAAGTCTGAAGTGAGCAACTTCCCACGTATTAAATTCTGTATTTTTTTCTTTCCAAGTAAACTTCAAAGATTTTTGTTTAATGTTGGGTACTGCAGAAAAAGTTCTTGTTTCCATACCCCTTTCAATCCTTTCAATTTCAATGTTTGGTAATTGTAAACAACCAATAACACCTCTATCATCACTTAGTTTTAAATAAACAAAATTATCACCATACTTACACATGTTTCTTATCCACATTGGTAAGTTTGTGTTTATGTCTAATTTGTTAATGAATAAATCAACAAGAATACTTTTTATTCTTTTAGATTCAGAATACACTTGTAATACATAACCATCTTGATTTGGTGTTGTCGATTCTTCGGCGTATATGTCAAGTGCTGTTGAGATTTCTGGTGTATATTCCATAGACTCATAATCATAAAATGCCGCTAATCTTGTTGGTTCATAATATACCGCCTGAGTATAAAGGTTATTTTCAATTTTACCCCACTGATTACTCAAATATAAGGATTGTTGTTGTTGTAATTTTTCCTTTTGGAATTCTTGTGGGTTTGTTGTTTTAAGAAGTTCAGATTTGTCTAACTTATATGTTGGTTGACCCATTCCTAATGTTGAATTGGGTCCAAATGTTTGGGATAACCTTTGCCAAACTGTTAGATTTTGATTGTTATTTTCCATATTAAAAGTTTAACTATAGAGATAAATATCTAAATACTTGACTTTATAAGTCATTTAAATATTAATACTCCAAGTACTCATTTGGTCCTACAATAATATATTCTTTAGAATTTGTAATTATTGCGTCCAATAAAGAATCTACAGTCGATGTTGGAGTTGGGGTTGGGGTATTCGTAGGTGTTTGAGTAGGTGATGGTGTTGGGGTAACTGTAGGTGTGGACGTGGGTGTAATTGTCGGAGTTGGTGTTATTGTCGGTGTAGGACTTACACTTGGTGTTGGCGTTGGTGATACAATTTCTACAGGAATCTCAGGTCCTAAATTTTCTTGATACGGTGATTTTTTTTGAGTAAACGTGGTTTGAAAGACCTTTTGTCCAATATAAGGTTGACCAGGAACAATTAATAAAGATCCGTTACCAATTCTTCCACTACGTTTTCTGAAATTTAAACCCATACATATAATTATCTGCTAGTCCCAAATAACCAAGAGTATTTAATGTAATCTTCTTTACTTGGTCCACTGTTTGCTCTGAATTTATCGTTAATTACATTCACATTTGGCATTGTTGGGTCAAAATGCATTTGTTTTCCGACATTTTCATTGGACACCATTGACCAAGATTCTATCATAACCTTTGTATGTTCTGTGGCTCTTTCTAATTTTGAAAATGAGGATTCCCCAACATAAATTGCCATAGAGATACCCATAATTAAATCGTCATGTTGTCCTTTTTGGTGGTCAGGTCTTCCGTTGACATAAACAAAAGTATTCATTTCATTATACAACCTAACACTTTTGATTTTAAACTTATGTCTTACAGCCTCCTCAAACGCCGCAATTATTTGTACCCTTTTATTGTTGAAGTTTATACCTGGTATTTTGTCTGCGGCTTTTGGATTATACGACCAAATATTAGTAGTATCGATACCATCAACATACAAACTCTTATATCCAAGTTCCTGCATTTTTCTAACAGTGGTAATTCCCATACCACCAGTGATATCGACAACAACGAATGCGTTATACATAGTACCCCATTTGTAAGCAATTTCCGCTAAGGCATCAGGAGGAATTTTTCCAACATATTCAAAAACTTGTTCCCTTTCATCAAAATCAATTACCTGTATTGATGAGAAGTCTTCACTATCACCTCTTGAAACGTCAACACCCATTATGTATCTATGACCTTCAACAGGTTCCTTCCATAACCATAATGAATTACCCATTAGTTTGGATGGTGGTTCTTGTAAAAAATTATTTTTTATATCCTCAAGTTGTTTATTGTCAAAAACGTTATCACCCGAACCTAAAAATTCACAATTTAACTCTTGGTTAATTTTACGTTTATCATACTTGAGTTTTTTAACCATTTTTTCATACCAAGTAGAACATGGTTTGTATCCTTGATCAAAATATGTTTGTAATTCTTTATAGTCTCTAACAAACGGATCTATATGAGCAAATGAAACATTCTTTGAGTGATCAAAATCGTCTTTATTCAAAAGGTAGTGTACCAAATCATCAGTTGGTACTAAATATAAATCTTTTGAGTATCTCGGGTCTCTATACCAAAACATTTCAGAAATTTTGAATTGGTTCATCCCTTTTAACGCTTGATCATAAATTTCATAATAAATTGGGTCGTATCCGTTTGGTGTTGATATTACAATTACTTTACCACCCGTTGATAATGATGCCATACAAGCAGCCCAGAAATCATTGTCAGCTTCGATAAATGCCGCCTCATCAAATACAAGAATTGTGGGTGTAAATCCACGTAACGCATCCTTTGAGGTTGCAACCGCCTTAACTTCAGATCCATTATTTAACTTATAATGTCTTTGTGAATTTTTTTCAGGTGCAAATCCCGCACCAACCCAAGATGGCCATTGATCGACAAATGCCCTAATTTTATTAGCCATTTCTTGAGATGTATCAAGTTTGTTTGCAATAATTAGGATTTTTTCTGGTTTGTTTTTTTTAGCAAAAACTAATCTTTTTGATATCCAAGCAGCGGTTACGGTAGATACACCGGCTTGTCGGTATTTTAATGCAATATTTTCTTCAAATTCTTCGTAATCATTTAATAATGAAACTTGATCTGGAAATAGTTCCAAAGGAACATAAGTTGATACCGTATTATCGTAAGTTTGTAGGTAAGTTCTAAGTGCGTATGGAGTATCTTTTAAACACTTCACATACTCGATCATTAATTGTTCTTTGGACAGAGCCATAAATTTTTTTTATTTTTTAGATTTTCCTATGGAAAAAATTTTACCTATTGGTAATTCCATTGGTGCTTCATCAGAAAACATAGTAACTTTTTTTGGTTTACGAAGCATAAAAGATTCATCTTCTTTTTTTGTTTTTTTAATCGCTTCTATTAAATCCTTTTTTGACATTCTTGCATCAACTTTTTTTTCTAACATTTCAACAATTGTGTTTTCTATAAAATCTTGTAAATTTTCATTAGTTTCTTTTTTCTTATATTTAACAGTTTTTTCGGGATGTTTTTTTTCTGGCATATTTTCACTTTGTTTTTTGCTTGTTGAGTCCTGAAACTCTCGTGCCAATTCACACCATTTTTTCTTTTTAACCCCTTTACTTGTATTACATTTTGCCCAAAAGAAATTTTGTTGAGCTTGAGATTCAAATTTTTCTTTAATTACACTTTCTGTTGCCTGAAACATCAGGTTTTGAGTCATCCTGAGGATTATCGTCATTTACCGGTAGATTACCACCAAACTCATTTTTATTTAATATAGCATTAATAGTGGCGTCTTCAGTTACTTCACCTTCTTTGGTCATAACTGTAACTTGACCTGTCGCTTGATCGTACTTGACATTACCATCTTTAACGTCAACACCAGTTGTAGCCAAATCTGTTAAATTACCCTTGAGAACTGTTTGTGAAGGTATTGTGGTTTTTTGAAAAGCTTCTTTTTCCTCTTGTTTTTTCATGTTTTTGAATTTTTCATAGAGAAGATTGATGTTTGACTCAGTTAGTGACGATAATGTGGTTTTACTTAAACCATTTTCCAATAAAAAATTAATTTTAGTTTTCATAAACAACTTCCTTTTCGAATTGTAATACGATGTCTCTTTCGTATAATTTATTTTTAACGCTTTCTTCAGTTTCCCCAAATTGGAAAACTAATCTTTTAATTAAAGAAAAATCTTTCTCGTCATTTTCTTTTTCCCATCCTAAAGCCAAAACCCCATCCATTGAATCAATAATTGAAAAAACGTCAGAGTTTTGTACCAAATCAAATGCAACTTCTTCATTAATCAAAGTACCAACTTTTTTTATGTATTCCATATCTGGTGGTGATGGGTAACCAT